GTAGTGGGTCTGCTAACATGGCATACGATTTACCACCCCCTGCTGAACCACCATATAAGACTTCTCGTTCTCCTGCTGCAAGAAACTCTGTTTGAGGTCCTTCGTTAGGTTTAAATATTATATTCTGTTCTTCAACAGGTATTGATTCTATATCATCTACTATTTTAGGCTTTTGCTCCGAGTCTGTTTTCTTCAATCTCTTTCGCTTTTTGGATTGCTTTCTCGGCATATTCAGACCATTTTCTAAGAGTTCTAGCCTTGTTCTTACGTTGTTGCTCATGCATTAATCTTTTTCTTAATCCTACGTGGGATATTTCTCTACCTGTTTTTGTTGTTAGCCAATTAGCGACTTGCCTAAAAGAATATTGTTTTACATGTTTTCTAGCTATCTCTATAGCTTCTAATTCAAAAGGTATTGGGTCTAATAATTCTATATCTTTTTCGTTAATCTTATAACCAAAAGGTATAGTTCGTGCTATACGAGGTATCTGTATCCACTCTTTTTCTTCTTCATCTTTTAAATCTGTTGGTTGTGGTAACTTCCACTTCCCTAAACTTCTATTCATTACTTCTTCTTTGGTGGTAGCAACATCACACCACCTGATGCCTCTACTTGCACTTTCTCCGTTTTAATTAAACCCACTCTATCTAATAACTCTTTAGATGCTGCAAGTCTATCTCTAAGACCTAACTGTGTTGGGTCATCTACACCACTAACCATAGCGACTGCTGCCTTTGGTGCATTACGACTCATATAAAGTTGTGTAGCATCCATAATCTCATCTTTCATAGAAGCAACAATAGATGATGTGCTAGAATGTTCTGAATAACCTGCTAGTAGCTTTGCCTGTACAACATCACCATTTGCTTGGTCAAATAAAACTTCCATAAACTTTTTTTGTCTATCTGTTAATTCTCTTTTACTCAATGGGGTATTCCTTTTCTTACAACTCTGTCTATTAAACGTTCTGCTCTATTTTTTGTTTGTTTATACCAACGGGAATCTTGCATTTGAATTGCCATTTCAGGATAGTCTTCTTTATGCACTGCTTTAATCATATTTTTAAATTTACGTAAACGAGGACCTCCAAGTTGAAATGCCATATTTACTAATACATGTTGAATATCTTCAGGTAAATCATCAAAATTTTTAAATATACTGTGACAGTCATCTATTGCAAATTGCACATCTTTCGTAAACCATTCTAAAACTTGTTCTTCAGGTATAGAAGAGCCAATAGGTTTATCATATACAGCATCTGTACCTAAAATTAGATGTCCTATCCCTCCTGTGAGCTTATTTTGACTACAGAGATATGTCTCATATTTACAGCCTTCGTCAGCTTCAATTTCTTTCCTTAGTATTCCTAAATGCACTATCTCAATCCTTCTTCAATTTGTTTATCACGTAATAGCCTAACGTGTTTTCTATAAAAATAATTTCCTATTTTACTAATTATAACAGATAATCTTAAATAAGTCAAGATTTTAACGGACCTTAACATCTCCATCGTCTTCTTGCTTGTCGCAATCTTGAGTTAGGATTTTTTGCTGCTTTAGGAAACTTTTTCATTTGTCCTGCACTTCTCGCACAAAATGACTTACGTCTTGCTGCTCGTTTACCTGTCGGTTTCTTTTCGGTAACTGCAGTTTTTAATTTACTTCCCGGATTATCTCTACGATATTTTGCAACACCCTTTTTAGTCATACCTGCACCTTTTTTTGTCGGTCTCTTATGACCTCCTTTTATTGTATGACCTTTCATGCCACCCTTTTTTGACATTTTATGCTCTCTTTCTTCCTGATGCAGTAACAGACCATTTTACCATTTTAGGTCCTGTTTTTTTCCGAGCCTCTGATTTACTTATTCTTCCTGCTACCTTTGCAGGTCTACAGGCAGGATAGGGTCTTGAACTTTTTTCTTTTCCTGAACGACCACATTTTTTGCCAGTCTTAACATCTCGCCAATCTTCCTTAAACCATTTTGTAAGTCCACCTTGAGGTTTGCTCATGCGTAAGTTCCACCTCGTTTTTTGTAAGTACGAACCAACCATGCATTTGCATATGCTGAAGGATAAACTTTAAATTTCTTTTTTGCTTCAGCTTTTACCCTTGCATATAATGCAGCGTTTTTTGGTTTAGCACCACTTTTTTTCTTTTTCTTTTTAACAGCCATGTCCTCTCCTATTTTTTACAACTACATTCTTGTGATGTATTACGACCTGAAATATATCCTGCTAACAGACCAACAATACCTGTTATACTCATTTGAAGTAACTCAACAACATTTGGGTCTAACTCTGACTCTGTACTCATTGCTGCTATAAATTCACCAACAGTAATAAGTCCTAACAACGTCATTAGACCGACTGCTAGTATTAACATTGCTACGTCTTTATATCTATTCATAATTTTCCTCACATGCATAAATCTTCATACTTAGCAGTATGAAGTCGGTGTTTAGACAAATCACCACTTTTATTTTGTAGTGATTTAAATAACCAATCTAAACTAAAAAAATAACCTATGTTTTCTGCCATTATTTTTTCTTTAATAATTTTGCAGCTTCACCAACACCTTTTATTCCGAAGGATGCAGAAATTGCAATATATAATAAATACTGATACCAATCAGGAAGAGTAGATAATACCTTAAATCCTTCCTGTACGTATTCCTTCATTCCCGGAACGAAGACTAAAATAGCAGGAGCTAACAGGACTACTAAGGCAAATTCGTCTTTCCAACTATCCGAAGTGGCATCTGCCATCTTACCTTCCCATTCTACTTCCCCTGCTGCTACTTTTTCTGCAACAGTGGCTCTTGCTCGTGCTTCAGCAACTTTAGCGAGTCCATCGGCTTTGGTTTTT